ACTCTTAAATACTACAAGAAGAACAGATGCTATTGCTGATGCTGTAATTGTAATAAGATTGCTATAATCATTAGATCCCCATTCACCGCTCGAAGACATCTTTTTTACACTTTCTTAGATTGTTTTTATACTTTCTACAAATATATTTTTATTTTTCATATACTTTCTATTTTGATGTAAAAAGATGTCTAAAAGATATCTTTACTTCTTTACTGGATTTAATATATTCTGTAATACAACTGAATTATTTTTTATCTGTTTAGTTACTTTATAAATTACTACAGATCCATCATCGACTCGTGATGGTGTCCCATCGGGTTCTACTATTGATGTTGTAATATTCTGTATTGTTCGCGGTATGGTATTCGAAAACACAGTGGAATTTGTTGCTCCTGTATAATAGTCCCCATATCCAGAACTCTTATCTACCACACCGATAATTGGTAATATTGATGAACCATCTCGACCTCCTACATACATTGGATTTAACAAATCACTCTTGATTAAATAAACTGGTGATAACATCTTACGTGGAAGATTCTTCGCTACGATACTTGTAGATGTTACCTCTCCCTGTGTAATCGCTGGATAATGTTGCTGTCCCGGAAATGCTTCGTTATTTACTAGAGTCTTGTCTTGAAAAACAACACTAGATATATCAGAACCACTAATATTGTATCGCCAAAATGGATAAGGAACTTCCAATGAATTATATGTAGGTATTCCTGATAATCCTGCTGTAACAAAATTTCTTAAATCTTCTGACTTTACAAGAGCATTCGTAGTTGGTGTTGATGTTGTTATTTCACGATCATTAAATCGGTTCAATCGAGATCCTACATTATGTAATTGTTCGTATGTAAATCCCATTAACTCCCATAATGATTGAGACCAGTTTGCCTCATCACATCCATAATCTTCAATAAACACTCCTCCCTGTGCGTCAAAGATAGAATAAGGTGTAATATTATTATCTTTTTCAGGTAATGATGCTGATCCATTATATTGTGTCTTATCTCCTATCTTAAAAACATTATTATAAGGAATAAAATTTGGACTATAATTTAATCTACTCAGTCTCTTATTTAATTTAAAACAAGTATTAGAAGCATCACCAATAGAATTACCATCCAATATATTCTGTGCGTTCGTCCCAATTAATTCTGGAGTATGTAAATTAGTAAAAGAAAATCTTGATGAAAGACTATCGAATTGTAATGATGGTTGATTTGCTCCACAATATATCTCATTAAATAATCTCGCATTTGTAGGAGTATCAGCATTAGGACCATATTGTTGATGCTCAGAGTTCATTAAAAACCATCCATCAAATTGAGGTTGTGGTTGAAATGATCGAAATAATGTTCCTACTGTGCTATTAGGTTTAGGAAACGCTTGATCGGCGAACCTCTCCTCAAATACACTCGCTCCTTCAAGAGTAGAAGCATTATAATCACATCCCCATAGAGAAGCATATCCATTTGTCAATAAGATAGCATTTGTTCCGTAAGCATTAAAATGTTTATCAAATCCTATACATCTTCCAGCTATTTCATCATTATTGTCAAACCATACCTGAGGTAATGTTCCCTCTTGATATTTACCAACATAAAATCCTATATAATCACTACCAAAATATGTGACTTTACGAGCAAATCCATATGTTAATGTTTCATAAGGATCCGCACTATCCCCTTCACCTTCAAGGATATCTTTTCGTGCTGGATTATAATCAAAAAATACTGCTCCTGCTCTTTGATCGCTTGTCACTAAATTTGTAGCATCTGTATATTTATCACTTCCAAGACCATTTAGAGCGAAATAAACTGACTCACTCCCATCTATCTCGTATGGTATATCATTATGAGGATTACTTATATAAACTCCTGATCCCGTAATAGTTGTAATGTATGTATCACGTGGATAAAGAGGTTTATCGTCTGTATCAGCATCACTGAAATATAATCGCATTCCTCTTTTTAAATCTGTAGTATTATTAAGTGGAATAAACTCACCAAAATATACTTCCGTAATAGAACCATTAATTTGTTTATTCTCTCCTATAAATTTTTCTTGTATTCGATCATTCATATGTAAAAATCTCATTTTATCAGATGATACATTCTCTTTTGTAGTTTCTGTTACATTTATCAATGCCTGTTGTGATGCTGACATTCCATCCCAGTTGAATAATTCAGGATACAATGCTTCAGATTCTAAAAGATTCTTTAACTTTGTAAGGTTATCATCCGTCCAAGGCATATATGTCATTATAGTTGATGGATAACTCTTTTGAGCTGGAAGTGGAGTATGAGTTGTCATAGGATAAGTCATAGTCTGTGTTATAAAAGATTTATCAGTAGTTACATTATCTTCATTCTGAAATCCAGCATTGAATGCTCTTCCATACTCTTGAATTTCAGGACGTAAATATCCGACTGTTGAATAACAAGATTCATATAATATTGGTATATGTTCGTTTGTAAATTTAAGAGCAATTATATGATTATTTGTAGGTTGAGGAAATGATATTCCAGCAGGTGCTTCTTTATTAAATTTTAGAAATGTTCCCTGTTCGGTATGACTCGAACTACCTGATCCGTGTGAGTAATTTACTTCTCTTATAGCATTTATTTCTGCTCCTTTCAAAACAGATGCTCCACTTATTAAAGATCCATTTGATGTATTTAATGCCTCTTTAAATTTCCATCCCACTTTAACGAATCCGTCAGTCCAATAACTCTGAGGTGAGTAGTTTTTACCATCGATTATCCCATCATATACTAATTCTAAAACATTCAGAAATTCAGGACCATCATAAGCATCATTCAGATGTCCTGCTAAAGGAACTGTTATATCATTATTATAACTATCATCGAACCATAATTCAGATGCGTGTTCAATGAACCACGCTGTAGAACAAGGAAATATTTCATACATATTACTCTGTGCGACCAAATTTAAATTATTTTGTTTGATTTGTCCGTCAGTATCAACAGAAGCATTATCTTCTCCATAAGATGTATTTTTTACATCGAATGTATCAGCCATCTTATTTGTTATCTGTGAAGCTACATTCGCAGGTGAATTAAATCCTTTTGTAACATCATACTTTACAGTTTTCTTATACCAGATAAAATCCATCATAGCAGGATCTCTTTCACCTTGTAAATAAAATCCATTCTTTTCACCTTCAGGAACATAATTTTTAAAATTCTTTCTTACAAATAATGTATATCGTCTTCCATCATTTGATAATTCAGTTCTTATACTTGTTCTTGAAAAATCAGGTCTTTCACCTGTCCCGTCATTTTCAGTCATATTGTATCCATATCCATCCGGGACACCAAAATATTCCACACGACTATAATCTGTTCCCAATCGATAAGGATTTGGACTTTCTACTTTACCATTCTTACCACTATTATATTCCGCCCAGACTTTTGCTCCCTCCCACCACGCTTTTCTATCACTCTGACCACAACTACGAGGTAATGATATATAATTATCACCCTGAACACATTTATAATATGAATGAGTTAAAAATATAGCATCATCACTGATTGTATGAGTATTTGTAGATTCCGTATAGTCCCAACTATAATTTCCTTCACTTGTCTGTAAATTATAATCTGTAGAACCATTATCGGTTTCACCTTCGGTCTTCTTCAATGTTACCGTTTTTGTAGTATATTTTTGATTTTCTCCTAAATTATTTTTTGCCTTTCGACCTTTAATCTCTATAGTCGATTCTTCATTGCCTATTTCAGATATGTATGCTGATGATACAGATATAGTATCTCCAATATCTAATTTTATTCCTTGGCCCAGAGAATTCGTCCAAGAGTTAGGTGTCTCATTATTACCTGCTAAATATTCAGCAGAAGACTTCCTACTTGCTTGTAGTAAGATCGTGTCGGTGTAGGTGGCTGCTTCCATTTACTATATCTTATATATTTTTTTCATAATTTGTTTTGTATTCTATTGCTTCCTCAAGAGTTTTGAAAGTTTTTTGATGATGTTTTCCATTAAACATTTTTTTATATCTCCATTGATTTACATTTTTATCATATAATATATTCTTAATTCCTATTTTGTTATTCTTTCTTACACCTGTATTTTGTCCGTTTTCAGATGCTGAAACCCATCTTAAATTGTTAAGTTTATTATTCTTTCTATTTCTGTCTATATGATCTACGAATGGTTTATTATCAGGATTTTCTATGAAATGTTCGGCGAGTAATCTATGAATTTGTTTATTACATTTTTGAATAGTATAACAGTAGTATCCTGTGTTACTTAACCACGCTTTAAGATATCTTTTCGATACCTTACTATATACCTTTCCACTTGGATAGATTAAATAATTTTCATAACCATTAATCTCCATATTTACAAAATTTTAATTTAAAAAAGATATCTTATATGTTTCAAATTTATTTATTTGCTCACGCAAAAAAGACATCGAAAACACCATTATTCAATTGTGCTACACGGATAAGTTCTACATAAGTTCTTAGAGTAGCAGTGTTCGTTCCAGAACTCTTAGAGTTCTTGAGTTTATCCCAAGTATTGTATAGTTCCACACCTCTGCTATTAACTCTTTCATTACGATTCAATTTATACAACTGATAGAAAAATTTACCAGAAAGACCATTTACTTCAGAATTCTGTGACCAACCCTCATATTCTGCTAGAGGAAGACTAGAACTTTCTTTATTGTATTCTTCTCTCATTACAAAAGGAACCATACCTTCACCAACAACAACATTGTGAAACTGTTGTGCTGAATTAGTTACATCGACTGGATATAAGAAATGATCATTATATTTTACATTTGATGTAAGAACACCATTAAATCTGTCTGCCTCCGTTCCAGTATAGACACGATCAAGACCCATAGAATGATAGTTATTCAACATACTGTCAAGTGTTACATTATCATCAGAAAGAGTCGTAAATAGTTTCGTTACAAGACGACCAGCACCACCAACATTCACAATGAGCTGTCCCGTAGATGCTTCACTTCCACTTGCGTTAATAGAGATACTTCTCTTTGCGAGTCTGTTATCGCTGTATGTAAATGATAGGTTCGCATTCTGCTGTGAGTATTGCTCCATCATCTCCTGAGGGAAATATTGATAATCAGCAACAAGTTGAGTAGCACTCGTATCAATTGTGAAACTGTTTGTAGATCCAGAAGCACTTTCAGCAACACACATTCTTTCATTAACCGCTTTAGTGAAAAATAGTTCAACCGTAACAGGTTCATTCATCATAAACAGAGGAAGTTGGTTCTGTGCTAGGAAAGGGAATAGATCTTGTAGTGCTACAGTAAATTCAGGACCATAATCATTGTCACCAGTTCTTACAAAAGGTCTTGAATCGAGAGTCACTGAAGAATCAGCAGAAGAACAACTCACCTGAACACCATTGTCAAGACCAATATTTTGTGCTTTAGTAGTTAGATCACGGAAAGATCCATCAAAGTTATCATCAGTTCCATCTGCTTCTGTGTAATATGCTTTATGTGCTAGGCGACGACCTGTCGTATATAGTTCTCTCTGCTTCTGATGTTCGTTCGATAAGAACATAGACTTGTAGGCGAAATAATGAGCCGCGTCATCTATTTCAGATATAGTTTTAGTTCCCACACGGAGAGCTACTCTCTGGAGCAGTGAAAATATACCCACACCCACTGGAAGGAAACCACGAACAGCAGATTTATCAAGACGTAAAATTATCTTAGAGTTAGAATGTAAGATACCTTTATTCTGGAACTGAAAACGACAGAAACTATCATTATGAACCACTGGATCAAGGATATCAGTTTCAATATCAATTGCCGTGTTAGAAGGAATCTGTCCGATCTTTACTAGATCAGGAATTGCTGATACCGATGCCGTTGTAGGTTGCTGAGCCATCATTGATGATTGATCTGTTGAAGTTGCGTATGACATATTTTATAATTGTAAAATATATTATTATTAAAAAAATTTTTAAAAAACAAATTATCAATTAACGGATTACAGAAATACCATCTCCCGAGAATGCTAGAGTGTTCTTTGAATGAACGAAAAGATAGAATGCTTGAGAAGAATCTGTAGTAAGATCACATTCCATATTCATACCCCAATTAACACTACTGAAATCAACTCCTTGTCCCGAGATAACATCGTATGCTACTCCCACACCAGCAACAGATCCACCACCTACCTTGAAATTTACAACAGCAGGAGTTCCAGCAGTATATTTAGTATTGAGTGGTGATACAGATGTCCGACGAAGTTTCGAGAACTGTGTTACAGCATTCATATATTCTTGAGTAATCTGAGGATCAGCAAAATCATTTCCAGAGTTGTATGTAGCAGTATCTTTCTGTAGAGTATCGATATTATATTCTAATGGGAAACGTTCTCCTCCACGTGTGAAGAATAACTGTTTGATCTTCGCAGAAGACTCACCTGCTCCGCTATTAACAGGAAAGTTATTAGCAAGACCGTTCTCACCTCTGTTGTTAATCTTATTAGCACTGATTATGTTACCAAACACACCAAGCACTCTCGATAGACCAAGATTGAAATTCACAATAGCATTCGTTGAGTTAAATGTAGTGAAATAAGATGAAATAGAATTGTATTCAAATGTAGAAGCAGGAGGAATCTTCTGTGTAGGATCAGGAGTCATAACCTCACAAGAAAGAGATACTCTGTCAAGTTGGTAGAAAGCATCCTTAACACTGTCAGATGTAGTAGAACCATTCTCATCAAACAGAACATTCGAGTCTGGTGCGAGTTGAATTTCAACTAACAATCCACCGAGTCCTCCAGCACCATTCGCCATAAGAGGAATTGGATTACGTCCCATAAACAGACCACAAGGAAGGTTGATACAGAAAGAGTTTCCTGACTTTAATGAATCAGTATTATTACTTGTAGGTAGTTCAACAACAGAGTGCTGTTGATTATCGTAGTTGATACTCGTAAGAGCAGTCGTAGTTAAATGACCCGCATTATCCTGTTCAGAAGAAGTAACTGGTAGGTAGGAACTCATAAATCTTGGAAAGTGTCGAATCTCCTCAATTACTTGATGTGTCGCCTGAGATTTTATAGTAAGAGAATCAATGATAGAATACATACCTAACTGCTCTGACATACGAAGACTACCATCCGAAAGAGTTCCGTCAGACTTAAAAACAGAAAATTTACCTACTAGTCTTACAGAACTACCCATAAGCATACGGTCTTGTTCTCCTACGATGAATTGAATAAGAGGATTTCCATCCTTGTAAGATATACTTCCAGTGGAAGTGTGGTTCGAAGGGGTTACTTGTAGATTTTGTCTTGAACTCATATTTTATTATGTAAAATATAATATTAATAAAAAAATAATTTTAAAAAAGTCAAAAGATATCTTTTATTCTCCTCTATACCTCCAAAGCAATAGCATCCCCTTTTACGACAATGCGTCTTAAATGTGCGACCCAGCAGTTCCATAATTTCGCCTTAGTAGGAGCAGTTGTCTCCTGATATTCAACTTGTAATACAAAGTCCTTACCACGAGCATCGAAAACTCCTGAAGATAAACTCAGAGCACGACCTATGAAGAAGTTTTCTTGGAACTTTTCAAAAGATAGAGGATCAATGTTCGCCATCTGTAGTGCCTTGGAATTTTCAATTAAAGTCTGCTGATTGATAGGTGTATTCTTTCCACTATTCACAGATACACGTGAGAGAGGCACCTTTCTGTTAGGATTCAGTTTCCCGTCGTATATAAACTGATAATTTGTTGCGTGATCTGAGATACCTACCAAACCACTACGTGTAGAGTGATTCTGTGTGTATCCAGAAGTTCCATCCGAATTACCTGTATCACTTGGAAGACCATTTACCTGATAAGTATCTTCACTAAATATAGACTGTTTAGCAGTGTAAGGAGTAGCATCCGTAGGGATTGCGAGAATTGACTTACACCTACTGTTCTGAATAGGCAGACGAATATTTACAACACGATCACTTGCTAACTGAGAATATTTGTAATTCGTATATGAAAGGAAATCATAGTTCATAGCACCTCCCGCCTTCAACATACTATTCATCTTAGAAACATACCCAGCAGGCATCTCTACTTGCTGAACTATCAATTCAACATTATCCACAGAACAAGTAGGTATTGATGTAGCACTCTTATCCATACCAGCAGAATACACGTAATAACTATTATCAATTTCAGCATACCAATCATTAGTAGCACTCGAACAAGTAATCTTAACAAGACCACCAGTCGTAGAACCATTACCAACACCAGCACTCGTTACATAATCGACACCACTAACAACACATTCGAGAATATCTGTAGCACCAGATCCACTCTTTGGCGTTCTTGAATCCCCCGGAGCAGCATCAGAAGCATTAATACCCTTTACAAATCCAAGTGTATCACCAACAGAGAAAGGACAACTATCAACAGAAATTACACCATTCTTTCTCTGTAAATAAAATTCTGTTTCTGCTGAACCACTCAACCAAGTATTAGCAGCATCATTTGAACCATTACGAGAATGGAACATAGGATTAGAAGTTACTCTCTTGTTCTTAAGAGTAGTTTCTAATTGACGGAAAACTCTATTTGCGTCTTCGAGGATTATCTCGATACGGAGACCCTGCGTCATACCAAGTGGGAACACCTTATCGTTTTGGAAGATACCCGTTGGTAGTTTTAGGAGTGCCTTTACAGTCTTGTATTTATCATCTCCTAGATTTTCATCATCTTTTGTAAAATATGGATTAGTATCAAGATTATTCATATTCGTAGTCGTAGTTCCCTGATTAGGTCTAGCAACATTACTTTCAAGGATAACACCTTCGGTCATAGAACGCTTCTTACGTAGATTGTCATTAGTATGATAATCATATTTAAGAGCAGTTAGAACATTCACGTTCTGTAGTTCCTCAAGGATCTGATTTTGTGCTCCGCCACTAGAGATACGAATATCACGTATTAATACGTTACATCCAGTGTCACCATCAAGAGTAACAGGCACACCAGCAGAGTTCTGAACTCTCACATCCATACGAAGATATGTTTCAGAAGGGAGCATAAATCCCGTCGATCCGGGAATAACAAAGTTAATTTGCTGACCTAGTTCATAAGAGAGACCATTCTCTGCTTGAATGGAAACTTTCTTTTGGGAGATTGGGATACGCTCTTCGGAAGTCCAAAATTCTTGTGTAGGCATTTATTTATTATTACTTTATATTTTATTTAAGATATAAAAAAAAATCTAAAAACTTCCAGTCCCTTGAGTAGCATTATTAATATGTTGTGATTGTGTTCCTACAAGACCACCTGATACCATCGTATTAACAGGTGCTTGTGATGTCTTCATTTGTGGTAGAGCATTTAATTGTGCCTTTCTCTGTGTATCTACATTACTTACTTCATTTTGTGCCTGAGTTGTTGCTTCATCATCTTTTTCGTGCGAATCTATTGTATCTGCTACTGCTCCTACTGCTTGAGCCAGATTTCCAAGTGGTTCAAGAGCAGGAATAAATGCTCCTACAATATCTAATCCAGTTCCTACTGCTCCAGCGATCTGAGATACTTCATTCCATTTATCAACAGTTCCATCAGCATTTTTAGCAAATCCATTCTTAAACATCTCATATGTTCCTACTGCTCCACCGACATCATTTAATACTCGTAATCCAGTTCCTGCTTTCGAGAATCCTTCTTTTACTTTTTCTGTAGTAGATAATACTTTTCCACTTAGTTCATCGGTAGCAGATGTAGGTGGTTTATCAGGTATATCAGGTGTATTCTCATTAGCAGAAGCAGGTTCATTTGTTTTTGGTCTGTTACTTAATGGTGGTGCTCCAAGGGGATCATCTTCATCTGTTACATCTTGTCTTCTAAATACAGCACCTGTTGATGTTGTTACACTATCCGAAGAAGTTGCTCCGACACGATCAGGATCTGATTGAACTCTCGCTGTTTCTGCTCTATCCAATTCGTCTTGTGTAGGAGGGACTTTATTTGTAACTACTTGTGCTATCTTATCACCAGTATTTGTCGCAGATCCAAAAACCTTATCTACTTTACCTCCTGCTAATGCTCTCTGTGATTTTAAAAATGTTCCTAAACCACCGCCACCAAGACTTTTTGATGCTTTCTCATACGCATCTACACTTTCACTTATACGCGATAATGATCTCGCGAAACCTGTTCCACTCATCGCGTCGTGAATATCATAAATTACTTTATCCTGTGTATCTGTAGATTGTTGGTTTCGTAAATTACCTTGTGCCGTTATCTTTTCAGAATCTAAAGTGTTATTAATACGATCTCTTGCTGATAATAATTCTTGGTTATACATATCGTTATCTACACGACCCATATTGCTCTCTTGCCTCGCTGAGTTGATTCCGTAAATACCATCCATTATTTTTTACTTTCATCAATATTTTCTTCTACGATATCTTTTTTATTTTCTTCTAATTCACTTAAATCTTTCTGACTTATACCCATCAAATCCTTTTCACCCTCTGCGATGAGTCTATCAAATGAAGCATACATCTTAGGAGGATTAGATTGTAGATCCATGTGAATGAAGTCATAACGATTTGGTGTTGCTTTTTTGTAGAGTGCTATCCATTTCTCTGGGCCTCCGAACAGATCGCCATATTCTTCTCCTATCTTTAATAATTCCTTTCGGTTAGGAAAGGGTGACCCTACGATCACATTTGTAGCATTCTGTCTTATAATTGGTGATACAGCACGAAAATTTTGTGAAGATATAATTAATAATTTTATATTGAAGTGTCTGAACCGACTGGCTAAATGGTTGATCCTTCCTTCCCTTTTGATGCTCCCGAGGCAATCATCTATTACGACAGCAATCTCTGGCTGATCTTCTTTAGCATATTCTTTTTGTTTTTCTACTATTCCATCTATGATATTATCATTGTATTGGTCGTAGGTGTCGAATGCCTCTTTCAAGAAACGAGATGTAACATCATTCGCAATTGTATTACTGATAATATGAGTAGAATCAAAACGTTCCTGAGCATCGTAGAAGTCGCTATTAAGAAGCATATTGGATATGAGTGTTGATTTACCTGTTTTAACCGGGCTTATGGTGAGAAGACACGCACCACCACCAAAACCATCAATAGCAGGGAGATGAGGATGAACTGGAGGCATTCCATTTTTATTTAAATAGTCTTGTTCCGGGTCACGGACAGGAATAACTTTTGGAGGAGATTTTTCCATTTAGTATATATTAGAAATTTTTTTTCTTTATTTATTGTATAAATGAGAGTATTTGTCGTAAATGCTTATGAAGATAGAAAAGAAAAATATGATGAAGAAAAGTATGAAATATTTCCTGCTTTTTGGTGGGAAGATATTACAGAAGAACAAGTAGAAAGATATCATTTTAGACATAATGCTCGATTAGAGTATCGTAAAAAGGTTGTTGCTTGTAGTATGTCACATAAGAAACTATTACAGAAAATCATAAATGAAGACTTAAAAGATATCATTATTATAGAAGATGATGCTACAATTGAAAATTGGGATAGACTTAAAGAACTAGAAGGATGTAAAGAGTTCTGTTATATCGGCGGAGATATTACATCACCATTCTTGAAAGATATGAAAGTATTTAAAGAAGGTGGTGAAAAAGAAAATGTAAGATATTGTTGTCAAAAAGGAATTAATGTAATAGACCCTAAAATATTTAAAATAGGACAGTCTTGTGGATATTTCATTCCAAATAAAGAAGTAGCACAAATGATATTGAGTAATATTCCCAATGGTAAAAAAGAAAGAGCAATCGATACTGAGAAGATCGCTTTACAAAAAAAAGGTAAGATTACAAAATTTATTTATCCAGCGATAGTAACATTATATCTTCCAGATGCTTTACTCGGTTTTACCTACTCCACATACAAACTCTATGACGACCAATATTTATATTAGTGAAAGTAAATTTACTTTCATTATGAATATATATTTGTATAGAAGTGCTTCTTCAAGACTTTTAAATCTCTTCTCGAATATTTTATTTTTTACTCCTTTCACTTTACATTGAAATATAAATGTTGGTTTATTCATAAATAATGTATGAATTATATTATCATATTTACATATATTATTTTGTTCGTATTGTAATGTAGTCAGTTTAACACCTTTTTGCTCCCATTTACGTTGTAATGTAAATACTCCTTTTTTATCTGGTTTCATAAAATCATTAGTTTTATCACTCCATATTCTTCCATCAGGATATATCTTGTATCCAGGATAATTAACTAATTCCATCCTTACAATATATTATAGTAATAAACTTTTAAATAAGACCTGATAACGCCATCCCCCAAACGTCGCTTGGATCGGGCTGACCCATAGCTCTTTGAACTTGACGCTGGACTTGCTGTTGCTGTGCCTCTTCTGCTTGTTTCTTCTTCTTTATTTCTTTTCTTGCCTTCCTTTGAGAATCATATTTAGCAATACCTGCTTCTACCATATTAGATATTTGTTCGGCACTATACATTTGTGATTGTTTTTGTATTTCTGCTTTTACTTCTTTTTCTCTTTTTTCTTGTTTAACAGTTTTAGGAGGAGGTTTCCCTTCTGCTTTTAATTTCTTTGCTTCTTCTCTTTTCTTCTTCATATTCTCTCGTGCCTTAGCCAGAGCGTCAAGCTGTTTCTGACTGGGTTGTCTTTTCTTTTTTACTGGTTTCTCTGGTTCTGCTATAGGTAATATCTGAGGAGTTCTAAATACCTCATCATTCTTTAATTTTCTTTTAGGTTTCACAACTGGTTCAGGTTCTGCTTCTTGTATGACTTCTTCTTCTTCTATTGGGTCTTCTATATCAATTCTATCTTCTACTTCCATCTTTACAGCACCTTCATCATCATCTGCTTTGGAGACTAATGGATCAGCATCTGTTTCTTCGATTGGTTTTTCTGGTTCGGGAGGAGGCATCGACATTGTCGGCAAATAATTATTATCATCCATCTTTTATACACTATTCTATATTTTATTGTAGATATATTATTTTAAAATTATTTCTTCAATACTGCTATATTTTTATTGTAAATGATGTAAAAAATGATATCTTTTGATGGTAAGTGTTGATGAATTTTATAATTTCTCCGTAATGAATTTATAAAATGGTTTAGAATATTTTATGGTGATATTATGGTGATAAAAGATATCCTTTCGATATGAGTTTATTTTCGGTTTGTTTTTAAGAGTTCAAAGTTGTATGAAAATGAGTAAATGTTAGAGATGAAATATCTTTTTTTTTCTTCCGTAATAAAAAAGTATTGTGATTATTATTTTTTCATTACGGTAATATATAGTAAAATATTATACTTTAATTTACTCTTAATTTTTCACTTGAGAGGTTGTAGAAAACCCCCCTTCTCTAACTGGTGCCGTTCGTAGGTTAAAGGGTAAAATAGAGAATGCTTCATTACCATATTATGTATATAAATTATATACTATAACCATTAATACCACTATTGAAAATTATGAATTATTCTATGATAAAATGAAATTAAGATATTTAATGATAAAATAAAAGATATCATTATACAATCAATAAAATCGAGAAATGGAGAAACAGGTATTATCCGTTAGTGAAAGCAAAGATAATAATTCTATTACGTTAAAGTATTTAGGAAAGAGAAGATACTCTTCAAAAGTAGAGTATTACAAGGAGTGTTGTGCTGATACCTCAAGACCTCCGCCTCGCAAAAAATATAAAAAAATGAATCGTTTACGTGATAAATCAATCAAGGCTCCGCGACAAAATTTATTAGTGATGAAATGGGATCCTCCAATAAAAATATGCTTCGACTAACTTTCACCTAACCTTCCCTAATTTCGACCCCTCTTTCTACAATCTTCATACAACCTTTTACAACTCTGCTTTTAGTTCTTTGATTTCTTGATCTCTTTCCCATATTGCTTCAGTGATTTTTCCTTCTGCCATGATAAGATTAGATTCAGTTATTTTTAGTTCTTCTTTGAGTTTCTTGTTTTCTTCTTTGAGCTTCATACATTCGTCTCGCCAGAAGTCCTTTTGCTGTTGGTGAATTGTGTTGATATCCCGAACTGTATTGATATCCATTGTTTCTCTTTGTTTTTTATAATATGATTACATTATATAAGTTTCAAATTTTATATATTTTACAAAAGAGTGCGTTACTATTTAAAGAATAAAATATCATAAAGGTTATGGAACACTCCGCAGATAATCGTCTTAGTGACAATGAAATCACAGAACTCTCAGAAGTCTTTGTAAAGATATACGAAGATGGTGCTTATGATCCTGAAGAAGGAACAAAAACACCAGCACAGAGAAAGCAAGTAAAATGTCAATTCAAGAAGACATTACTAAAAGATAGTAAAACAATGTCTAAATACTATTCTTGTATCTTTCGAACTGTATTAGAAGCAGATATATCAAAGTTGTCTTTATTAAGACGTCGTATCAAAGAGGTTAAACGAGAGAAAGAGCAACTTGTTAAGAACCTAGAAGTTAAGAGACAAACTATGATAAATGATGTTCGAAAAGATATCAGGGATGAATTAAGAGAAACTGAATTTAAAGAACAATCAGAACAGAATACAAGATTAAGAAAAAGAGTAAATGAATATAATGAAAGAATCCAGCAATTAAATAAAATGAATGAAGAACTACGAATGGATACTGAGAACTGGGTAGAAAGATCAGAATATGATTCTTTACAAGAGCAATATTATGTTCTGAATAAACAACATAATAAAAAGAGAACAAGAGAAAAAACACAAGAAGAAAAAGATCTGGAAAAGAAGAGAAAGAGACTACAAGAATTAAAAGCAGAAGAAGAACAGAGAGAAAAGGAGAAGGCAGAACTAATGGCGGAACTCGAATGTGATATTGATGATGAACCAGAAGAAATTAATATTTCTTTGACTTCTTCTGACGAGGACTAGATTTCTTCTTTTTTCCTTTGTCAAAGACATCTTTTTCTTTTACTCTTTTTTTATCTACAACCTCTTCAACAACTTTATATTGACATTCCCCTGCTGGAGACCTATCACAAGGTTTCATTTGTTTTCCTTTTGGTTTCACACCATTTTTATCGTATTTAGGCATTTACTATATATTTTTTTTTTATTTATAATAAAATGTTTTTACATTATAAATATGTCGCTAATTATTACATCTTCTAATCAAGCAGAACAAGATACAAAGAGTGTTGGAACTGGTCTTGAAAATCCTGCTTCTTATCAGAATTTTTTTAAGTCACCTGTAAAGGTAGAAGCAGATAGTGAGGTAGCACTGATATCTATAAAATGTTCTAGAGATCAGGATAAAATATCTGTTCCACCTGATTCTGGATTCTTTCTATACTGGGGACAAGCAGAACCAAATAATGAAAATGTAGAAAAACCTGATGATACAAGTCTTGCTGTAAGAGTGGTAGTAAAAAGTGGAGATTATACTCAGGATGATCTTGCTGTTGAAATTAAAAGAGCACTTGATGATGTTGTAAAGAAAGCATTTGCTGAAGTTCAAACGATTACAGTTACTCCTTCTCAGGATAATACTACATTCGAGTTCGAAGGATTTAAGATAAAGTTCGAGCAATATGGTGATGGTTCTGGATTTACTGATAAACCTTCTGCTTCTGAGTTCGAAGAATATATTGGGGTATCTACTCAAAAGTCTCTTGCTGATGATGATAGATTTGAAGATGACGATGCTACAGATAACTTTACATCAAGTGCCTCTGGAACTGCGACAAAAATTGTGGGATACAATGCTACTGCTACAGGCGATGTATGTGATGTTATTGGAAAGGCACATCCTTTAAGTCAGATAAATTCTACGTGTGTGATTTACTTTAATGGTTCTGTATCAGCAAGTAACGCGGATGGATATACATTAGGTCTTGTTCGTAGTCAAGGAACATCAAGCGAATCAGGTGGTGAAATAGATTTTGGTTATCCTGGAGGTTATCACGATGAAGAACCTGATGTTGGTGCTGTCAATCTACCTGAACCATACGACGGAACTGATATTCCTTTCTTTTGGGATGTTTGTTTTAATTGGAAGAATGGTGAAGATGGTGAAGTATTACATTATATCGCCGATGAAGATGGTGGTGAAAGAGTAGGTGCTATGAAACCTATTACACTACTTGAAGTTCCTACAAATGCTTCTCTTGAAGCGAAATATTGGGATCGTGTTATCTTTGAAATAGAAGGTGAAAAGACAACTATAAAACTGGGTGTTTCAGGAAAAGGAACAACAAATACACTAGTCTCAAATGCTTCAACTACATTTGGTGATCGTGTAAAACCTCTTGGTATTACTTGTAATCAACTGTATCCAAAGATATCTATTCATAACAATGCTTCTGTAGATCCTGGTGAGGCGTGGCTCGATACATACAACGGTCATTCTGATGTAAAATATTATGAAAAGAATTATTTAGGATATAGTGAAGGTGGATTCGGTGATCCACTAAAAAATATTGATTTATGTGACATCTACTATGATGGAACTGTATCAGGGGGAACATATACATACAAGGGTGAATTAGCATCTAACTCAGGAATAGAAAATAAATGGACTTTGTTATTTACAAATTTAAGTGATTATTTCCCAATGGCGTCTGCTCCACGACAAATCAAGAATGTAGATGCTATGGGTAGATTTTTAGGATATCCTGAGATGGCGAAGGAAGCGGACTTTGGAACGATCACAGGTAATGGAGCAAATGTGGAATTTGTCCCTACAACAGCACCAAATTTACAACCAAAGACATCTATGTTTGTAAGACTAAAAAATCAAGCATTGAACTCATACAATGGAAATAAATCATCTATATCAAATATTATTTATGCTTGTCCTCGTTTTGATTCACAGGGTAATTCAGATGGTCTTATGTTTTACGAACCTTCTGAAAGAGTATATGTGAAATTTAATAACAGTTCTCCATTTGTATTAAACTCACTAGAATTAGACATCGTCGATGTCAATGAAAGAGTGATACAAGATTTAATGGGTAATACATTAATTACATTACATATCCGTAAGAGTAAATAATTAATCTTTGATATATGCTAACTTCTGAATTTTTTGTGAATGACCTCTGCTCTTGGCGAACTTTGCTAAGATCTCATTAAACTTAACAGCATTTACGATATCATCATTTTCCATTGCTTCCTTATATGATAGTCCTGCTTCCTCAATGACAATTTTATAAATGAGTGTTGAACCAATATTTTTGTTTAAGAGTTTCTTTGAATGTTTTGTCATAACAGCACATAGATTGTTGTTATCCCAAGGTTTCCCTGTTTTTTGTAAATAGAATAGATGATCTCTACCTTCTGAATCTCTAACCTTCTTAAGTGCTTTTAACATTTTGATGAGAGGTTTATCAGTGATCTCTTGAAACTTCCTACCATATAATTTACTTGTTTTGTAATTGGTGATCGATAGATAACTTTTCTTTGTTCCTATGACAACATAATTGTATTCAGGTTCTTTTATCTTTTTAAAATTTTGTAGTGTGATAAATTTAAGTGAAGCATATTCATTACGTGATGGATGTAGAAGATATAATCTCATAAGTATCTTCATTGAATTTAGTTCTTCAAGATACCAGTGGTCGAGATGTGACATATACATTTTGTTTTGATATAACTCTATATCCTTATCAATGAGACTACAGTAATTTACAAGATCTTCATAAGAGACAATGTTTTGCTTTTGAGTTTCTGTAATACCTCCTTTCTTTTGATATATATTTTGTATCTTATCATCCATAACCTTTTTTACTTCATTATATTCTTCTGCTAATAGGTGTTCATCGACGAGAAGTAAAAGTTCTATGATAGGGTTGATATATCCTACTTGTGTAGTTGGAGATGGTTTTGGATATTCTCCATTTTTTGCTTTACGAGTAGTAGGGGCATTCATTACAAATTCTACGACTTCATCTTTGTTTTTGAGAAAAGTCCAATCAGTATATGTTTCTTCTTTGTATTTTCCAAATCTCTTTGCGAGACCTAATATTCTTTGAGCGTATGCTTTGTTGGTTGTATCTCTACGCTCGACCTTCTTTGAGAAGATATCGATGAGTGTTTGTAGTTCCATTCTTTATTATATCTTATATTATTATTTTTAAATAATAACTTTTTCAAATTTGAAATAGATTTACAGGTTATATCAAGACGCAAAAGACTTAAAACTAAAACACTAAATATAAACAAGTAGAATAATAATGGAACACTATCACAAACACTCAGACCTTCTGGACGGCATCAAGGATCGAATCAAGGATGGAGAATACAAGATGTTGATGGAGAGTTTAGCAGAGATAAAGAATATCAAGAAAGATGTTTATGTGAAGGTGATTCGTATCAAAAACCGCACGACTATTTATACGGAAACGACAAGAGATGATGACGAACAATATGAATCATACCTTCACAATATCGGAGATCATTTTAGATATGAAGTGTGTAATAATGATTGTGAATGTGGTGAATGTAGTAGGCAACCATTGAAAATTTTAGAAGTTAAAAGTGAGTTGAAAAAAGAAACAATGTGGATGAAAGTAGTTGAAGATAGAGAATTTATTACAGATTATGATGTTATTGGTCGTCATATATTTGATATGTTGAAAAGAACTAAAACGATGTATATGGGTAATGGAGATGTAATTGTATATCTCGAAGACAATGAATAAAAAACTAAAATTTGAAACTTGGTAGAAAATAAAATTTAAAAAAATAATGGAAGAGTTTAGACCTGTAAAAGATTATGAGACTTTCGGAGTCAATAAATTAGGTCAAGTAAAAGATTATAGAACAGGACTTTTAAAAGAAGATTTTACAAATCCTCAGGGATATAGATTGGTTAATTTACAAAATCCGAATGGATGGAAAGCATTTCTCTTACATAGACTCGTCGCAATGACTTTTATAGATAATCCTGAAAATTACAAAGAAGTAGATCATATTGATAGAGATAAAAGTAATAATCATTTAGATAATTTAAGATGGGCGAATGATATAATTCAAAATAACAATAAGAAAGGAAGTGGTAAATATCCAAAATATATTACATTTGATAATTCTATCCCTACAAAAAAGAATCCTTATAGTTGTTGGGTTTTTCAAGTAAGAAGTTCAATATATGGTAGTCATAAAAAAAGATTTAAAACCTCTGAATATACGGTAGATGATGCTATAGCATATAGAGATAAATGGTTTTTAGATAATCATAATATAATTTTGGATGTTTAATCACCATAAATAATTATAACTCCAATATGCTGGTGAGTTCTTATCTTTGATTGCTTTACTTCCATCTTTCTTTAGGACACCTGCGTGTCTTGCTCTATAACTTTTTCTTTGTTCTTTTGAAGCAGTGCCCGACCTCCAGTCAGGAGCTCCTGCCTGACCGAAATGTATAAGTCTTTTTCCTCCTGAAGCACTCTTAACATATACAGAATACTTTTTCCCTGCTTTTTTGCTCTTGAATGGTTTATACAGAGGTTTGGAATCTTTCGCCATTTAATGAGTTCCTATATAAAAATAATAATCTTTTTTTTATATTATGGGATTTATACTTTCTTGTTCTACGATACCATCACGTATCGAGTATCTTATAAAAATCATACCTATGATGAAGATACGATATAAATTTTTTGTAATTAATATTTGTTCTTCATATAGAAGGTTCGGTGAATTTAAAATACCAAAATCTCTATTACTACTGTGTAAGAAGGATAAACGTATAGTATTTCAGTTCGTCGATGACTATGGTCCTATATGTAAATATATAGGAGGATTTCAGTTCTTGAAAAAGAAGAAATTAGAAAACGATAAATTAATAATAATAGATGATGATACATTTTATCATCCAGATTTATTTTATGAGTTAATGGATCATAAAACAAAGGACAACATTACAACAGGCTCAGGGTTCAATTATGATGAGAATAGAAATTATAAAATAGTAAATGGTGATACAGAGATGGTGGAAGGATATGGAGGGATATCTTTTGATTACAAACAATGTTCTGAATTTATAATGTGGTATTGTAAATTTTATAAATGTATTAATGATTTTCATAGTGAAAATGATGTCGAAAGATATCTTTGTGCTTCATTTTTAGGTGATGATTTTATTATCTCAAACATTTACAAAAATAAATATGCTATTAAAGATGGTCGTAGATATATCAATCCTCAAGGATATGGTTTTACATCAGATGCTTTACATAAGAATAATTCATTTGGATCAAATATGGGATCATATCTATATCTTCACGAGAATATAAAAATACTGAATACATTTAAAAATAAATATAATGTAAATAAAGAAATCAATGAAAGTTCTGTTCTGTAGTTTAAGTGATCGACCAAACTTTTCACAACCTATTTTTGAAGCGAATAAGAGATACTATGATAAATATAATTTTGATTTCTTTTATGAAGAGAAAGTATTGACAAGTGAAAGACATCCTGCGTGGAGTAAGATATTATTACTAGAAAGAGAATTAGAAAAAGATTATGATTATGTCGTATGGATAGATGATGATATTATTATTATGAATTATGATATTGATTTTCGAGATATTATTAGAAGATATGAACCTGAAAATATTATGGTTGATGACAATAATAATCTTGGAGAATGGAACATTAACACAGGGATGATAGTTTGTAAAAACGATGTTAGGACAAAAGAGATGTTAAGAGAAGTATGGGATAATGCTAAAAAAGAGCATTATTTTGGAGGTGTATGGGAGAATGATACTATGAATGAAATGAGAGAAGACTATACAATTATACCTCATCGAACGATACAGAGTTTCTCAAGTTATTATAAAGAAGGTGATTTTTTAATTCATTTTGCTGGAGTTCCAATGAAAGAAAGAATGAAATTACGTGATATCTATTTAAAAAAAATATTGTTAAAATAAAAGATGAAATACGAAGAATATCTCGCACAGCGAAAGACTACATTTAAAAAAGGTTGGGATTGTATTAAAGATAGAAACGATCTTGTAATTGTTGAACTGGGGACATCTCGATCTTTTAAGAGTTGGGGAATATCTAGTGATGAGAAAGATTGGTATCCTGATGATCCTGAGAAATGGGCTTGGAGCGATGGATGTTTTACAAGATTATTTGCTGATAATTTAGAAGGTAAGAACTATACAATATATACAATTGATCCTTGTCCTAATGCGATCAGTGTTGTAAAGACTATGATTGGAGACAACAATCGTGTAAAAATATTACAGATGAAATCAACAGATTTTTTAAAAAATTTTAATGATAAGATCGACTTACTGTATATGGATCATTTAGAAAGTGGAGAAGAAGCGTGTCAGGTTCATTTAACAGATTGTAAAATAGTGATCGATAAACAATTGATGAAAGATGATGGAATTATATTTATCGATGATTGTCCTAAAGGTAAGACTGGTAAAGGTAAATATTCTATTCCTTATTTATTAGAAAATGGTTATGAAAAAATTATTCACGAATATCAGATGATATTGACGAGGTTGTAAAGAGAAAAAAAAATGTATTATATTATATATGATACATCCAAGTCATTCACGTAAAGATTTAATAGAAATTTGTGAGGTATTCAATATAGAGATTGAAGATATATACGATCAACCAAAGATATCTTTAGTATCACTTTTAGAAGCAGAAATAGAAGTAATGCCTGAGATAGAACCTGAATATGAATTCTATTTTATAGATGATTTAGAAGGGTTAAAAAGATATCTTCAATCTCCTAATCAATCAAAGAATATTACGATAGCAACCAAAGAACTTGTAATGAAAGATGCTCGAAAGTTAATATCATACTGTAAATCCGGATATGATATATATCCTCATTTTGAATCAAAAGATAAAGTATATGAAACTGGTAAAATAGTAGCAGAACATTGTGATATCTCTACTTGTAGAAGAGCAATAAAATTATTGAATGAAGATAGAAGTATGCCTGATAAGATCGAACCTATAATATCTAATCGTATGAGAAAACAA